CAAAGGCGGTCTGGTGGACTGAGGACGAGCGCTACATGGCATTGTTCCGCAAGCATACGCACAATTGGCACGTCAAGGTGTCCATCATCACGCTGGATGAAGCGAAGGCGCGTGTGATTGAGCGTGGTTGCCCTTCGCCACAGGAACGGCTCAGAGCAATAGCGAACCTGACCAAGAACGGCATCCATGTCACCTTGCGGCTACGTCCGTACATCATCGGCGCTTCAGAGGACTATGCACGTCTGATTGCGTCTGCTCACGAGAGTGGAGCGGAAAGCATCACGGCTGAGTATTTCTGCCTTGAAGGACGAGCAGACCAGAAACTGTGCCAGCGGTATGACGCGATGAGCAAGGTGCTGGGCTATGACATCCACACCTTCTACAAGGAAAACAGCAAGCAGCAGGGCTACAAGCGCCTGAGCCGAGCAATCAAACTGAGCGTGTTCCTCTCCATGCGCGAGATAGCACATTCGTATGGGATGCGCTTCCTCTGTTCGGACGCGCACGGGCGCGACCTGAGCGATGACGTGAACTGCTGTGGCGTACCAATGGCTTGGGGCTGTAGCCAGACGTGCCATTTCGGCGGCGCGATTGAGTTGGCGAAGAAGAATGGAAGCGTGGCGTACTCAGAGATTGAGCCAGACATCAAGCGCCTGTTCTCCTTTGGTTGGGTACAGGCTGCGAACTTCAACACCAGCACGAATGAAGCACGGGCGGTGTTCTATGACACGCGCATGAGCGAATGGTTTCGGCACGTCTGGAACACCGTCAAGGACGGACGCTCTCCTGCGCGTGGCTATGGGCGTGTCCTTACGGCAAAGGGCAGAGACACGAATGGCGATGTCGTCTACAAGTACACGGGAGTGAACAATGCCAAAGAGGATTGATTGGGTGAAGGTGCTAGACACTTACAAGAAGCGCAATCCTAGGCCATCTCTCACCGACCTTGCAAAAGAGTTTGGCTGTTCACGGGAATACTTGACCCGTAAGGCAAACGATGAGGAATGGGCAGTAGAACGGCAGCGCTTCCAAGAGCGTGTCCTAGAGCGCAAGGACGAAAAGGACATAGAAAGTCTTGCTGAGGCAGGAAGCGCATTTGACAAACATATGTTCCAATTGGCTCAATGGATTGCCGTGGAAGCATACAATGAACGCAAGGACAACCTTGGCAAGATATTTGAGGTTGCCAAGTCCGTTGAGATTGCTCAGCGCGTGGGAAAGGCAGCGCTTGGCGACGTTGTGAAACCACCAGATGACCCACGGATGAAGGTTGTGGAGGAAGTGCTGATTGAATACGCAAGCGCAATTGGTAACGGCAAGGTATCTGACGGAAACAGTCCTGAACAATCCGTACATCCCTCAGAAACCAACGCCGAAACAGGCTGAGTTCCTGCTACTGCTTGACCTTGAAGCGTTGTATGGCGGCGCGGCTGGCGGCGGCAAGTCCTCCGCACTGCTCATGGGTGGTTTGCAGTTTGTCCAGATGCCAGACTACAGCGCTATCATCTTCAGACGCAACTATACGGATATGCTGCTCAGAGATGCCGTCATGGACAGGGCAAAAGCATGGCTGATAAACAAGGATTGCCGATGGTCAGCGGATGCACACACTTGGCGCTTTCCTTCAGGGGCTTCGCTTGCCTTTGGATTCTTGGACAATCCAAACGACAAGTACAGGTATCAATCAGCCGCATTTCAATACATCGGCTGGGATGAAGTCACACAGTTTGAGGAAAATGACTATCTGTTCATGTATTCCCGTCTGCGGAAACCAAAGGATTCACCGATTCCGTTACGCATGAGGGCGGCAAGCAATCCTGGTGGGCGCGGTCATATGTGGGTGCGCGACAGGTTCATCAATCCAGAGACACGCAAGGCTGCATTCATCCCTGCGCTGCTGGATGACAACCCGTACATAGACAAGGCATCCTATGAGGAATCACTGAACCGTCTGGACGCTGTAACGCGCAGACAGTACAGGTACGGCGATTGGGATGTTCAGGCATCGGGCAATATGTTCAGGCGTGAGTCTTGGAAGTTGGTGGAGGACTATCCACGCAACGGAATGACGATTCGGGCTTGGGATTTTGCTGGAACAGAATCTACAGGCAAGAATGACCCTGACTGGACTGTGGGAACAAAGATGTGTATGCTTGGTGGTCGGTATTGGATTCTGGACGTTGTTCGGGCAAGGCTGTCTCCTGCTGGGGTTGAGAACCTTATCAGGAACACAGCGCACATGGATGGCTATGGCGTGGAGATTTGGCTGGAACAGGAACCTGCGGACGCTGGACTCACAGTGGTTCAGCACTATGCCCGTGAAGTGCTGTCTGGATATTCGTGCTTCTATGAGCGTGCCAAGGACAGCAAGACCGAGCGCGCAAAGGGCTTCAGCGCGGCTGTGGAGAACGGGAACGTGAGCCTGTTGGAAGGGCGCTGGCGTAGAGAGTTTGTGGATGAACTCGCGTTGTTCCCGACAGATGGAGTACACGATGACCAAGAAGATTCAGCGTCACTGGCGTTCAGGAAGTTGTCTGAGTATGTGAACTCATCCGTGGTGAGATAGGAGGTTGTGATGGACATTGGTTATTTCAAGGTTTCAGCGGATTGGCCGCCAAAAGAGGAACTGCCAAGGCTTGTAACCTATGAGAACAACAGGAAGTTGTGGGAAGGTGACCATGAGGAAGTGTTCAGGGCACGCTGGGAGAAACTGCTGAGAGCGCCAGAAGACAAGGAATACAGAATGAGTATCAATGCCCACAGGCGCATCACAACCCTCTTCGCAGACCTTGTGTTTGGCAGGGAGCCAACGTACAAGTCCAAGGAGACAGACTATTTGGACAGCCTCATCGGGCGCGATACATCGGAGCCGCTTCAACGCATCAGTTATGAGGTTGCTCAGGACTTCAGCCGCTATGGCGTTGGTATCTACAAGGTGTACTTTGACGGTGCACGGTCAAGGATAGCGGCTCAACCGCCTTGCTATTGGTTCCCTGTGGTGAACCCAATGAACATCAAGGAGATTGAGCAACACATCATCGCATATCGCTACAAGATGGCTGATGGTTTCTATCTTGCCGTGGAAGTCCATGAGCGTGGGAAACTCACACAAGAGACGTGGGCGATGAACCGTGATGGAACCAGAATCATAGCGCTGGAAGGTGAGCCGATTGAACAGGCGACAGGCGTTGATGACTTCCTTGTGTTCCCGTGCATCAACTCCACCACGTCTGATTCGCTGTTCGGCAAGGATGACTACAGCGACATCAATGAGGTTGTGTCGGAATTGGAAGTGCGCCACGCTCAGGTCAGCCGTGTTCAGGACAAGAACGCAGACCCTGTGCTGACTGGACCGCGCACTGCCATCAAGATGAACCCTGATACGGGCAAGCCATTCGTGGACATCGTTGGTGGAAGGTACATTGGTGGAACCAAGGATGATATGCCGTACTCATACTTGACGTGGGATGGTATGATGTCTGCGAACTTCACAGAAGTCGGGAACCTCATGGAACTCATGTACTTCCTGTCTGAGACAAGCCCTGCTGCGTTCGGGAAGTTGGAACAGGGGCTTGCTGCGAGTGGTGCGGCTCTGCGGCGCATGATGATTCCAACGCTTGCGAAGGTTGACCGTATGAAAATGGCGATTGCTCCTGCGCTCCGTGGAGCCATGATTGCCGCAAGTTGTCTGGACAAGGAGCGCGTTGTGGCTGGCGCTGTGGAGTTGGAAGACCTCAGTGTGACCCTCAATACAGGGCTTCCGATTGACCCAAGCGAAGTGTTGGTCAACCAGACCACCTTGCTTTCCGCTGGTCTGACCACCAAGAAGCGTGCTGTGATGGAGTTGTTCGGGATGAATGAGGATGATGCTGAGCAGTTCGTTATAGAGATTGCTGCGGAAACCAAGGCAGAGCGTCCACCAGCACCTGAAGCACCACCCGTGACACCGTTCATTCAAATCAATTCTATTGAAAAGCAAAAGCCTGTGACACCGAGCGCAAACCTTGTAACAGAGCCGCAGACGGTTGAGCAGAAGTCCTTGAAATGACCTTTGAGCGCATCATCAACCTGATAGATTCAGCGGTTGCGGCTCTCACGCTCAACGTCAAGAAAGGTGAGAACGCGCTGATGAACAACGTCATCATGGGATTGGCTGGTCATCAGTCGTTTGCGGACATCCAGCGTGAGACAAAGGCAACGCAAAAGGAACTGACCAAAGTGTTCAGCGCTTGGACGCAAGAGGAAGTACCAACCCTATATGGATTCGGGATGAAACGTGCCTCTGACCTGATAGGGCTTGGCTCTGTGGTTCCTGCGTTTGGCGTGATGCACAAGGAAGCCCTACAACTTGTGATGGACAACGCTTACAGCCACTTCATGGACGCAAGCGACTTCATCGGAAGGCGTGTCAACGACACGTTCAGAAAGATTGCGCTTGAACGTGTTGGTCAACAGATTGCTGGCGGCGCATCCATAGATACCACCAAGGAACTCATCATCAGCGACCTGCAAAAGCGCGGCTTGACAGGTTTCACGGATTCCGCTGGCAGGGAATGGGATTTGAGCCGCTATGCCGAGATGGTGGCGCGGACAACGAGTATGGAAGCGTACACCACGGGAAGTGTCAACAAGTACAAAGAGGAAGGTGTTGACCTTGTGCGCGTGCTTGGCAGGGAGCCAGAAGAAGGTGTGTCCAGCGATGCTGCGTTTGAGTATTTTGACAAGGTTCTGTCGCTGACAGGGGCAACTGAGGGCTTCCCGACCTTGGCAGAAGCAGAAGCGGCTGGACTGATGCACCCGAACAATTGGCGTGACCTTGTGCCGCTCAGTCCAAGAGAGGCAGAGGAATTGATTGGCAGCAATGGAGGCTGAGATGAAGGACAAGACAGAAGCATACAAGGAAAAGAGCGCGGCAATCCTCACCATATTCAATCCTGCGGATATGAGCGCAGAAGGCAAAAAGGATGTGGTGAAGTGGTTGAAGCGGCAGGTGCGGTTCTTTGAGAAGTATGGAAACACAATGGCAAGCAGGTTCTGTGCAAGGTATCTATACAAGGAGCGTGAGTGAGATGCCCTTGAAGAAAGGTTACAGCAGCAAAACGATTGGCAAGAACATCAAGACTGAGATTGCGGCAGGAAGGCCACGAAAACAGGCGGTTGCCATCGCAATCTCTGTTGCAAAAAAGGCAAAAGGCAAGCGCAAGTAGTATTGACAACGGAAGTGTGCTATAATACAAGCGTTCACGGAACTCCAACGGAGACAGGAGGATGTTGTAATGGCTGATGAGAACAAGACAGGCAAAGAAGTCATAGACGGCAAGGAAGCAACAACCACGCTCACTGACGGCGGCAAAGGTCAGGAACCCACCACATTCACACAGGCTGATGTAGACCGCATTATCAAAGACCGTCTGGAACGTGAAGGAATCAAGGACTTGAAGGCAAAAGCCAAGGAACTTGATGACTTCAAGAAGGGTCAGATGACAGCAGAGGACGCTGCGAAAGCCACAGTTGCCGAACTTCAACAGAAGTTGGCAGTGGCAGACGCTGAGCGCGCAACTCTGCGGCTGGCTCAACTCAAAGACGATTTGCTTGATAAGGCTGGACTGCCGCGTGGATGGTCAAAACGCATCATCGGAACATCTGAGCAGGAGATTGTGGCTGACATAGATGCCCTGCGCAGACAACTGACTGAGGGTGGCGTTCAGACCGTGGGCGGCGCAGGAAATCCTGCTGACCGTGCAAAGGCTGGCAACAAGCCCACTCTGTCAGAGTTGCTCCAACGAGCAATCAGATAACAACAGGAGGTTGTTGCTATGGCATACGCAGGTAGCGGTGTGGACAATGCAGATGTCCTTGCATTGCTCCGTGAAGAGTTTGCTCCACAGATTATAACAGGCGCTCTGGAAGAGTCGGCAGTTCTGCCTCTCTCCAAGCGTCTGCCTGACTTTTCCAAGTACAAGGAAAAGATGGCGGTGCTTGACACGCTGGTCACCGCATACTTCCCTGATGCCGCTAGCGATTTGCCTGGGGTCATCACGACCAGCACAGCGGCATGGGCGAACGTGTACCTGTACGCTGAGAAGATTGCCGCAATCGTGCCTATTCCCAAGGACGCGATTGAGGACAGCGACTATCCGATTGAGGATGCGCTGATTCCCGCAATCAAGGAAGCAATGGGCTACGCGATTGACTGCGCCATCATCCACGGCACAGGCAAGCCCACCAACTGGCCAGCCGCTCTTTACACCACCATCAACGCAGCAGGGCAGGTGGTTTCTGAGGCTGGGTTCACCGACCTGTATGACGCGCTCTACAAGAGCACGGGCTGCTTCGGGTTGGTTGAGGCTGACGGGTTCTCAGTCACGGGCGCTCTGGTCATGCCTTCCATGCTTTCGGAGTTCAGGGAGTGCCGTTCTTCAACAGGCGCGGCAATCTTCATCCCTACTCCTGCTGAGAAAATCAAGTACAGCGTGAACGGTGTGCCGCTCAACGTGGACAACCGTGGCGCTGTCGGAGCCGCCAACAGTCTCCTTGGAATCTTTGGAGACTTCAAGCAGTTGGTCTATGCCATCCGCAAGTCCATGACGTTTGAGGTTCTGAAGGAAGCCACGCTGGTTGTTGGCGGCGACACCATCAACCTTGCTCAGCGCGATATGATTGCCCTGAAGTGCACGGGCAGACTTGGCTGGGCGCTTCCGAATCCCGTCAACAGACTTCAGGTGACTGCTGCCAACCGCTGCGCGTTCTCAGCCCTGACGGCATAAGGAGGTTGATATGGGTTGGTTTCCATTCAATCCCAATATTGGTCGGTGGATTCAGGGCTTCAACTCATCCACATTCCTGTCACGACTGAAGGTTGTGGCTGAGTATCACCAGAAGCCTGTGCTTGGTTCCACCAAGACCGTACACGCAACGCTGACCTGTGGTGAAGCGATTGTCACGACCACAACCGCAATCACTCAGCCTGATGTTCCACGCAACCTTGTCCTCACTGGCAATGTTGGTGCGAATGAGGTTGTCAGAGCCAACGGACTGAACGCGGCTGGTGTCGCGTTCTATGAGGACTTCACGCTGAACGCAACCACTCCGATTGTCGGAGCCAAGGCATTCAAGACAGTTGTGAGCATCGTCACTCCCATCGGCACTCACACGGTTGATATCGTGTGTGGCAACGTGCTGGGGCTGGCTCACAAACTGGCGTATGACAGTGCACTCCTGAAGCGCTTTGACAACGGCACGGATACAGGCACGCTGGCTGTTTCAGCAACTGTGCTTGAATCCAACACGTTTGCCCCTTCGGGAACGCTGAACGGTTCCAAGTACGTTGACCTAGCATACTTGGTGTAACAACCAAGCCAACGGAGCCGCTTGCGTCAACAACAGGCGGCTCCAATATCCATTGGAGGCATCCATGCTTATCAAGTTCCTGAGACGCCACCTGTCCTATGAGCCGAACAGTGTTCACGACATAGAGGATGAGGTGGCGTTCCTGTATGTTCGGAATGGGCTGGCAGTTCCTGCTGAATCAAAGACACCGCCACCTGTCGTGACCGTTGACGAAGGCATGAAGTTCCCTGACCCTATCGTCACGGTGCTTGTGAAGAACAAGGGCGGCAGACCGCCAAACAAGCCAAGGGCGTGAGATGTCGTACACGTCTGTCCTTGTGGTTGGAACAAACTCCTATGTGACTGTTGCGGAAGCGGCAGCCTACTTCACCCTGCGCTTGGATTCGGCAGAGTGGACAGAAGCGACTGATGCCGACAAGGATGCGGCGCTTGCGATGGCGTGCAAGGCGATTGACCGCTTGCCGTGGGCTGGGTACAAGTATCAGCCCGATTATCAAGTGCTGGCGTTCCCAAGGGTTGCCGCCTTCGCTGACGGAGATTCTTGGACGATGCTTGGCGTTGTTCGGCAACAGGTGAGAGACGCTCAATGTGAGGAAGCCCTTGCGATTCTCAGGCATCAGGCTGACACACGGCTGGAACTGATGCGGATTGGGTTGACGGGCGCTATGATTGACGGCGCTTCTGAACAGTACAAGTCGGACGCAGGACAGGGGCTGTTGTCTGTTCAAGCCAAAGAACTCCTGCGGCCTTGGTCAACCGATGTTGTGGACATGATATGATTGAGACTTCTGACATCTCCAAACAGATAGCGGCAAGCGTGGCGGTGCTGCGAAAGACCCTGCCCGATGTGTGCTACGCGGCGCTGATTGACACGGCGATTGAGATTGAAGGAGCCGCCAAGACGAATGTGCCGCACAAGACAAGCAATCTTGCCAGAACCATAACGCATGAGGGCGATAAGCCGACTATGACCGTGATAGTGGGAACAAACACGGAATACGGTCCATATGTAGAGTATGGCACGGGCATCTTTTCCGAGTTCCCATCGGCTCCGAAAACGCGCATCGTACCAAAGGTCAAGAAGGCGCTTTCATGGCTCTCAGGCGGTGAGCGAATCACTGTGAAGTCTATCGCAGGAATGACACCAAGACCTTTCCTCAGACCAGCCTTTCTTGCCAAGGGTGAGAACTTCGGCAAGAACGTGGACTATGAGATGACCAAGCAGAATATCGCACAGAACGCGCAAGAATCGGCAAAGAAGGCATCCAAGTGAGAACTGTTGATTTGGTCACAGCCTTGAAAGCAGGAACGCCACCTTGGGGCAATCGGGTGTATATTACAAAGCCCGATGCGGTCAGGGTTCCTCTGGTCATGGTCTATCCGCTTTCCCGTGTGCCGAACAGCAACTACGCCAAGCCCGATGACAAGGAGTTCTTTCACAGGGCGCAGTTCCAAGTGGAATTGTACACAAAGGTTGAGACAGTGGCAACCGAAAAGGCAGTCATAGACAGTCTTGCGGCAGTCAAAGGAGTAGTGACCATATCGGGCGCTGTCTACCAGCACGATTCCGATGTGTTGAGAACCATCTATACAGTTGTAACAACAGGAGGATGAAGTGCCTATCACGAATCTCATAGAGAGTCTTGGCGTTGGCCCCATCATTGACGCTGAAGTCAAGGTTGGCGCAGTTTACACGGCGCTCCTACAGCTTCAGGACATCAAAGGCAAGGCCAAGTTCCTGAACGCAAAGGGTGTTGGCTTCAACACCTTCGCACTTTCCGCAAAACCCGACACGGTTGACCTTTCCATCATTCAGGGGTGTCTGGACGTCACAGCGCTCCGAGTTCTGCTAGGACAGGCGGCAATCGGCACGGCAGGAACCACGCCAAGCATCGTGGAAACACAGGCGTTCAAGGCAACGGCGCTCTGCCCGTACTTTGAGTTGTGGGTACGCTCCACAGACATCACAGGGCTGGGAACGCTTGGCGTGTCTGACGCACTCCCTGCTGATATGTGGACGCACTTCCCAAAGTGCAAGGTCATGGATGTCGGCAACATCATCCCATCCGTCAAGGACTACGCAACGGTGGAATTGACCGTTGAAGCCATCGTTGATGCGTCTGATATTCTGTGGGAGTATGTGACCCACGAAACCAAGATGGCTCTGCCCTCAGCCTGATGAACGCAGAAGATTACAAGCACCGCAAGGAACATCTGACCTTTCCAAGCGGCTTGGAACTGGACATCACTCCACCCTCAGCGCTGGATTTGCTTGACGCTATCAGTGACGCTGAGGGTGACGGGATGAAGCGTATCAAGTCCATCATGGAGTTGCTTGGCAAAGGATTCCCTGAAGGGTTCACACCCTATGACATCAACGACCCGAAAGATGTGATGTTCATGGTGGAGTATGTTGAGAGTTTTTTCGGAAGAATCGCGCCACCAGAATCCCAAGAGAGTTCAGAGAGTTCATCCTGACCATGTTTCAGCAGTTCGGTGTGATGCCGCATGAGTTCCGAAGCCTGAGCGCTGATGACTGGGCTTTTGATATGGAGATATTCACATCAAGAGCAGACAACCTTGAGAAGTGGAGCGAAGCGGCTGTAAAGCGGCTGGAAGAGAGGTTGCGAAATGGGCGTTGAACAGACAATAGGCATCTGGTACAAGATGTTTGGTGACCCCAAGGGCGCCAATGATGCTCTGGACAGTGTTGGCAAGAAGGGCAACCAAGTCGGAGCCATCATCAAGAAGGCGCTTGCGGTCATCTCCGTAGCGGCTGTTGGTGCGTTTGCAAACGCCTGTATCAACGCACAGGCTGAGAGTGACAGAACAGCCGCCATGCTCAACAACACCCTAAAAAGCGTGGGCGGCGCAACCGACAAGGTTGTTGCGTCCACAGAAGCGTGGGTTGACAAGATGGAGATGGCGAAGTCCTTTGATGATTCCCAAATCCGTGCCGCGCTTCAGTCGCTGACAATCAAGTATGGTGATGTGGAGACGGCTCAGAAGGGCGTGACCGTTGCGATGGAAGCGGCACGCGCAAAGAACATAGACCTTGCGACAGCCACACAGCAGGTGTATATGGGTTCACAGGGGCTTTCCAAGTCTCTGCGTGACTACGGCGTGGAAGTGGTGAAAGGAACAACCGCATCGGGTTATCTGGATAAGATTCTTGGCAAAGTGGCTGGTTCCTCTGATACCTTCAACAAGTCTTTGGATGGCGCAAAGCAACGAATGGCGGTGTTGAAGGATAATGTGATGGAATCAATCGGAAGCGCTCTCATGCCGCTTGCCACACTCCTGATGGAGAAACTGGCGCCTGTTGTCAAGAGTGTCATGGAGTTCGTTCAGAGGAACACGCCAGCCATCCAGAAGGGGCTTGCTTGGCTGGTAGAAACAGTGGGAAAGATGTATGTTGCCCTGAAGCCGACCATAGACGCCATCATTCAGACGTTTGGCCCATACGTCAAAGACCTGTTCACATGGCTGGGAAAGCATGGCGGTGACCTTCAGAGTATTCTGGTCAAGGTTGCGGAAGCGATTGGTACTGCCTTCAGGATTGTCGCATCGGTCATCAAGGCAATCGTTGATTCCATCGCATGGGTTATCAACAACGCCAAGAAGGTCATTGACTTCCTCACACCAAACACAAAAGCGGCAGACACAGCCTTTGGCGTGTTTGCACCGTCAACAAAGGGTGCAGTGCCACACGCTTCAGGCGGCTGGGCTGGTCTGAACGGGCCAGAACTGTCTCTGCTGGGTGAGCGTGGGCCAGAGCGCGTCATGAGCAACAAGGAAGTTGTTGACAACAGCGCTTCCCTGAACAACATCGCAAGGAAGTTGGACACGCTCATCTCTGTCACGGTTCAGATTCCGTATGGCATCGGCTCTGCCCTGAATGGGATAGGAAGGTCAATATGAGCATCGTAGTCAAGTACAGCGACCTCTCTACCTATTCGTTTGAGGCATCCGTTGTCAAGGTTCACGATACACAGGACGTGACGCAGTACCACATCCCGTTCACACAGAGGAATCTGGCAATACGGCTTGGGCTTTCCTTTCAGGAGATAACCATAACCTGCGACCAGTTGAGCAAGACGGCGTGCAAGTGGTGGGATGTTATCGCTATATCTCTTGATAGCGGCACATCCTATCAGACCGTGTACTTTTCGTCATCCGACCTGAACGATGACCGATGGAGCGCCATCTATCCGTACAGCGTGTTGCTGATTGCCTCTCCGTTGAAGGAACAGGCTGCTGTCCGCTATCCCACCACTGGCTACAAGTGGGGTCTTCAGAGCATCACAGGTATCAGCCAAGCGGGCAACGTCTCAGCCTTTCCAATCATCCACTACTTGGCGCCTCTCTTTTTCGCACCGCTTAGCAACACGCTCATAGACTTCGCCGGACAGTCAGTCACCTTTACGCGTACAGCCTCAAAGGTACATGCTGGCGTAACCTATGGTGTCAACGTCCCCATCTTTGACAGTGGTCTGTACCTTGCCTCTGATACCGCGCAGGACGTGGCAACGTGGACACCTGTTGCTTCTACGCTGAAGACCATCGCCATGCAAATCAAGTCACGGTATCCGAGTCTGTGGTCAATTGGTGGTGGCGGGGTCAACCTCCTGACAGCAAACCAGAGTAACGCAGAGACAAACACGACGGGAGTGGCGGGGAACATCGGGACACTCACACGCAATACGACCACACCGCTTGTCGGAACTGGCGATTTCAAGTTGGTTGCTGGAGCGGGTGCTGAGGATTTTATCGCAACGACGACAAAAGCAACCGTTACTGCTGGAGCATTGTACAACTTTCAAGCATTGGTCAAAACAAGTGGTATGGCCGCTGGAAGGTTGTTGGGAATAACTGCGGTATGGTATATGGCAGATGGGACAACAGTTGTTTCAGTCACAGGTGAGGGTGTTGGAAGGGTGGCAGTCTCTTCTTCATGGTCAACACCATACCGTTTTTCTGTCCACATGTTAGCACCAGCCCTTGCAGCAAAGGTTGTCATGCGCCTCAAAATCTACAATCCTGCTGCTGGTGAAATCGTCTATGCCGACAGTCTCATGGTTGAATATGTCCCGTTCAGCACAACCCTCTGGACCGCTGGAGCCAACACGCTGGCAGTCGGTCTTGGAACTAACCTATTGACTTGGACAGATTGGACCACAACGGTCTCTCTTGCCCTTCCTGCGGAATATGTGGCTGGTATGGTCATAGATGTAGTAGTGATAGAGAACCCCGCTCATGCCGTCACCATCGCAGTACATTCGGCTGGTGGGGCATGGACATCCGCATCTGGAACACTCGCGAACATTGTGTGGCCCCAGTTGACCCTTGGCAACCTTGAAGGCTCCATTGCCAACCTCGTCCAGTTTCCCTACGTCCTGTCCAGCGCAGAATATCAAGCCCTTGCGTATTCCTCACTGTCGCTGTTGTTCAATTCGTTGTACATCGGCAACAAGTACGCGGGTGAGGTCATCAAAGGCTCCAATGGAAGGCTTGTCAATGCCAGTGGAAGCGACATCAGTGCCTTACTCGGAGGTACCGACATTGCCATTGGTTCAGCAGCAGTCGCCATCGCACAGAGTCAAGGATTGTCAGCACGCTGGTACGTGGAACTCCAAAGGACGGACGTATGACCATAAACCTCACGACAACACAGGTTCAGGAGCGGCTCACCGTCACACTCACCTGTGCCAGTGCTGCCAGTCTGCCCTCTGCCACGATTGTTGTGGACGGCAAGGCACACACTGGTATCTGGATATCCGGTTTCTACGTCTTTTCCTATGACATTGCCTTGGAGCGCGGCTCGCACAGCATCTACGCTCAGGCAACCGATTCAGGTGGTACGGTCACAACAAACCCGATTGTGTGCGTCATGGCGTATGAACTCACAGACTATGGAATTGACCTTTTCAGCAGCGATGCCAAACTGGATGCGTTCAACATCGTTCTGCATGATGCGCTACTTCCGAATCTTCCAACTCTGAACTTTGCTTGCGCGGCTCTCCTGAGCGGAGCAATTGGCGTGGTCATCAGGGAACGCGGATTGAGGCAATATCAGTTCACCGTCATCACCGTGAACCTCTCCAATGGTCTGTATCAGTATGTTTGCGATGCCACAGAAAAGTATGCGTTGACTTCTGCAATTCTGGCACTCCAAACAGCCTATGGAAGCACAGCAAACGCCATTCGGCTGATTGTTCCATCATTGAACATTGTTGACATGAGGGCGTGGGTAGGTTCCACAGTGAACCTCATTAGCAACAGCACGTTTGAGACGAATATTGATGGATGGATAGGAGTTGTTGGCGCCATACTTTCTCGTGAGACAGCCGCTCCATTGGCAGGAACTGGCTCATTGAAAATCCTGAATACAATTGACAACGGGCAAACCTCAACTCCAATAACGACCATCCCAGGTCATCAGTATTTGGTGACTTGTCGTGCCAAGTCCACAGCGGCGGCAGGACGGGGCAGTTGTCTGATTGCAACGACTGGTGGAGATATCTTTGGGGAACCAGTTGATTGTTCTACAGAAGCAACACTCACCCTCATCTTCACTTCTGCTGCCGTGTCAAAACGCATAATAGCGATGCTGAGCGGTGGTGCGGCGGGTGAGAGTCTTGTTATAGACAGCGTTGTCTGTTATGACCTTACCATTGGGGGCAATGTAAATCTCTTGGAACAGACAACCTATCCACAGACGTACAGAAACATCCAGCCTGTGGACGTCATTGACCAACTCATGATTCAGGCTCTCGCACAAGCAAGTGTGAGGAACGGCAACCTGTACGCTTATCCATTGGATGTTTCAGCACAGATACCTGATTCTCACATGCAGCGCCTTGTTCCGTTCACAGGTTGGCAACGTGATGACGATATTTATGGAGCGGTTGTTGCACACTACATTGTGGGGCAATACCCATTATCTGATACAGTTCTGACGCTGAACGACGCTGGAAACTGGACAGGCACAGTCACGGATGTCACGGAAGTCGCAACGACCCTGCTTCCACCACCATCTGGTGCGCGTGGAATGCTCCACGCAAACGGGAACATATCACGGGCTGGATTGAACACGCTGTTTCAATACTTTGACAGAATTGAGTGCAACTGGAATCCTGTCACAGCAACCTCTGTAACCATCTCACTTCAGCAGGACGCAAATAATAAGCTGGAACTGACCCACACGTTCGCAGGGCAAACGGGTTGTGGCTTCATCCTGAACACTGGAATCGCGTCAACAGATGTTCTCACAAAGAACATCGCGCTCAGTCCTGTCCAATACGTCACACAAGTCACAGGAACCACGACAGCCAACTGTTCCTATCGTGTGACCTTGCTCAATGCTGGTGGCGCGGTCATCTGGCAGGACGTGTGGCGTAATACCATCGGAGACACATTTGAAGTAGATGCACCCACGAACATCAGCCAAGCAACGACTGTCAGGATTGAGTTCACTGACTTGTACCTCATCGAAGCGAACTATGGTGTCCAAGCCATCACCTGCGTCATCACTGTGCAGACATGGAGCGCGGTTGGGTCACATGACCAAATTGTCTCTTCAACATCCAAGACAGTTGCGATGGCGTTCTCTGGTAGCGACTGGGGAAACGGAACTGCTCCAACGCTTCTTTTCATTGTTCCGACTCTCACAGGGAGCCAGTGGTATGAGGTCATCCCTGTACAGCCAACAAATACAACCTGCTGGCTGCAATTCTACATCAACTTTCCACCGATAACAGGGATGCCACGACAGGCTTCAGGCTGGGGGCTGACAATCGCTGGCCCCTATGTGTATTGGTATGTTGCCTTTGGCGGCATCGCAAACTATATGCTCATAGCTGGTGGTATCAGCGCAACGCTCATCATCCATGAAACCATCACAGATTATGCGTGGGTATCTTCTGTTTTCGCTTGGTCTGCCGCCTTCAATCTCTTTGAGAGCATCAGCCTTCCGCTGAACATGATGGTACGCACTGGCAACCCTGTAACCCTTCAGGCGATTGTGTTGACCTTCAGTGGCGACAACTATTTGGACACCTTGACGCTTGTGGCCGACAACCCTGTACCAATCACCGTCCAAGCAGGAACAGGGCGTCCATTTGTTGTGACGGATGACTTCGGCTCTCAGGCAGGAGCGTTGGCATACGCAAACGGGCTTTTACCCATCGTTTCAGTGCCACGGGAAGAATACACAAGGGATGTGTCTCTTGCAACAGACCTCAGTGTGGGCGATACTGTCAGTGGAGACGGCGTGAACTATACTGTCTATGCTGTGGATTACAGACCTGACGGGAAAACGATTGCGGCTGGACGGGCGATGGACACGCTGGTCACACGGCTTCAGGAACAGGCACGGCGCTTGGATATTCTGCAAAGGCAGGTGTGATATGTACATCAGGGCAAAGATGGATGCGTTCCTTGACCCGTCTGCTGGTGGGCTGGACAGCATATCGGCAGAACCACTCAGGACATGGCGCGTGACGGGAACAGATGAGGCAATAGAGGCATTCCGTTCTGCGGTTGGCGGTGTCGTTGTTCCCGATGAGGACATTGTAGGAGTATTGGATGCCGCTGTCGTTGCGCAGCAGGTGGCAAAGAAACAAGAGCAGGTGGCAGTCCTACAAGCGAACTTGGATGCGGCAACGGCAGAATTGACGGATTTGCAGAAGGTAGCGGCAGTCACCCTGATGATTCCAGTTGAACTGGTAGATGTGAAAGCGACATGAAGTTCCCAGTGTGGATGAAGATTGTGGCGTGGGCTGTTCTCATCGCTGTGGTATTGGTGGACGCGATGATTCTCTGTAACTTATAAATGTGGAGGGTGTGATGGGCGATGATGATGAGAAGTTCCAGCGCAACGCAGAACTGACAGAGGCAAACGCTAATGCCATTGCGATGTTCAGAAAAGACATGGCGGCATCTGAGGAAAAACGGGAATCAAAGTTGAACGGAATGACCGTCATTCTCAACAACGTGGTCAAGGTTCTCGACCAGATAACCTATCGGATGGACGTGCCACAACTCGGAATCTCTGATAGGCTCAATGGGCTGGATGAAAGCCAGAAAACGATGGCAAAGATATTGGGTGAAGTTCAGGCTGTCCTTGGTCCATTGGTTGAAGCATCCAAGCAAACTCGGAAGTGGGTGGACTACGTTATTGGTGGTGTGGTCATCTACACTCTCACACGGTTGCTGCCATACATCGGGCAGTTGCTACAAAAGTGACGGCTCACGGAGCCATAGGAGGCTGGTACGAACATCATTCAGAAAGCATCACCCAACAAAGACGTTGGCAGGGATGGGTGGAAGCCCGACATCATCGTCTGCCATATCACGGAAGGCTCCTTTGCAGGGGCTGTCTCGTGGTTGTGTACTCCAACGGCTCAGGTGTCTTCTCACTTTGTCGTGGCTCAGGATGGCAGGGTGACACAACTTGTTCCGCTCAAAGACACGGCGTGGGCGAATGGCACAAGCGACAAGACATCGGATGGCAACTACTATGGTCACTCATCCATTCTTGCCGTGGTCAGCCGCAAGACCAATGCGAACAAGTACACCATCTCCATTGAGCATGAGGGTGTCTACGCCACAACGCACGGTGTCCTGACGCAGAAGCAGTTGGCGGCAAGCATTGACCTCATCGCTTGGATTCGTGCGGAAGTCAAGCGCATCTACGGCGTGGTTATCCCGTTGGACAGGGCGCACATTGTCGGACACAACCAGATTTCGCCTATCAACAAGCCGACCTGTCCAGGCATGGGCTTTCAGTTTGACAGCATCATCAAGGTGCTGAAGGACAGGGAAGCGGCTGTACCAGTGGTCACAATAGCGCAGGTGCAGAAGTGGTGCGCTGATGAAGGACTTATCGGATTGGCAGCCAAAGGAGATGCGCCTGTCACCTGTGACGTGCTTCGCTGGTTCGCATACAAACTGGGTCACAAGACCTAAAGGAGCAACTATGAGTTCAGCATGGAATATTCTTGTGGGATTGCTTGTCACCGTCATCACCTTCCTGTTCTCTCAGTGGAGCATCAAGGGCAAGTATGAACCGATTGGAACCGCCTTGAAGGGTGTGATGGCGATTGTCGTTGCGTTCATCCTGTCCGTTGTTCAAGGGCTGGTCACAGGAGAGGTTGTCTGGAACACCGTTTGGGCTTCCCTTCCTGCGATTGTCGGATGGGCGATGGGCTTCTATGGTGTCATCATCAAACCGATAGACAAGGCGGTTGAAGCCGCCAAAGCCACCAAACCTACAACTGATGATTATATCAACCCGAAGACCAGCTGACCGTGCAACCGAATGACCTTCTGCGTGAGGATGCCGACCACAACCTGATAGACGCAGATGATATAGTCATCGTGGAACGTGCGAAGTTTACAGCCGTGTCGTGGGCTGCTTGCGACCTGTGAAACAAGGGCAAACGTGCTGAATGGGCTGACAGAGCCACGTTCATAGCCAGCGCTGAGGTCATCTCTAATAAGGGTGAACCCGTACCAGCATAAGGCGCTGGCAGTCACACACTCTCCGCAAAGCCCCTGTACGCCGGGGGCTTTCTGCTTGTCCTGAACAGCGTCTCATCAAATAAGAATATATTATGAAGGGCGTCCAGGGCTGTTGTCGGCTACAGGCGCGGTGAGGGCTTGACATAAAAACTTTATACGCTATTATTTAGGTGTGGCTGATAACTGCAGCATCTGAAAGACGCGCCTTGAAAGGAACCGCGAAGGTCAAGAAGCCCAAAGAACCACCAAAGGCACCTTCTGAAGCGGCCAAGCACTCCGAGTGCTGGTGGAATTCCTGCAGTGAAAGCAGTGTGGGCAATCCAGCAGAGAGCGTGACGACCACGAATGAATTGAACGGAGCCGCTGTCCTGGGCAGTTGGCTCCTTTGAGTTCACTCGCAAGAGCGCTGAGGCGCAAAGGAGACGGTGATGACACGCAACCAGTTGGTCAAGGCAATCAATATCACGCTTGATGAAGGGCTTGTTGACGGCAAGTTCTCTGACCTGTGGCTGGCGCGCATCCAGACGTTGCATGGGATGGCGCTTGATTCCGCAGACTGTGTGGTGAAGGAAGGTGGCTGGAAGATGGTGGCGGCGATGAAGGCCTGGGATAAGGGCAACGATGACACGGCACTTGTGGCGGCGCTCAGAAGCGTCAAGGAGATGCTGATATGACCAGATACGGATTCAGGTGTACGCTTGCACGGCTTGGCTTTGACCTTGACCACGACACTGATTCAGCGATTTGGGAGCCTTGGATTGCACAGCGTCTTTATGAGGCTGAGAAGTCCATCGGTCTGCAAAAGGCTGTCATCCGTGTGCGCTCTGCGATTCGGATGTACGACATGACCAAGGATGCACCGCACGCCAAGAACCACTTGGCAGCGGCAGTCCAAGCAGTGAACCTCAATCTGGCTCAGAAGTCCTGCACCACATTCGCAACAACGTCAAAGGAGACAGCCGTGAAGACAATCAAAGTCAATCTGTCCGTAGCACAGAAGCAGGAACTGAAGGACGCAATCACTGGTCTGAAGCGCCTTCTGAACAAGAGCGTTCCATTCACAGCCTACAGTGCCACATGGGAACTGTACGGTGTCTACAGCCACATTGGTTCAGTCTACTTCGCTGTGCGCGACACGGCAGAAGCGGACAAGAAGGCGATTGAGGCTGGTGTTGCCGCCATGAGGGTTGAGGACACGGCAAACCTCACGAGCAAGTAGAGTATAAGAGCATCGGCTTCAGGGAGCCGCAAGGTTCCCTCAAACTGATGCTCAACGCAGGACATTCGTACCAAAGGAGATGGAGAGATGACAAAGGCAGAACAGAAGCAGATGGAGTTGGACGCGCTGGAAGAAAAGAAGTTGACTACACCAGACGGTGAGAAGTTGGAATACCCAATGGTTGAAGGAGACACATACGTTATCGGTTCGCTCATCCCGTTCACGGGCGGCAGGGTTCATATCGTGGCTCAGACAGGGCTTCGCAGGATGGCGGTGTTCATCATGGAAGCACTTATCAGGGAAGGTTCAGCGACAGGCGCGAGCATCTATCACCTTGAAATTGTTGAGCATGAGTGGCGTTATGTGAAGTTGGCGCTGGGTGACGCAAAGCAGAGATGAGCATTGTCATCGTGAGTGTGGTATTCGCTGTGCTGGGCGGTCTGACAGCGTTCTTTTGGGGTACATTCGGAGCAACCGTGATGATGATTCTGATGGGCTTCGGACTTGGACTGACCATCGGCTTCGGTATCGGAGTTGTTGTCGTATTCTTGAGACCACAATGGTTGGAGCGGATGGGATTCACTGAGGAATCATGGGGAGATGAGAGATGAAGTGGACTGAGATGACGCCAAGGCAACGAGTATGGTTGGAAGGCTGGATTGTGACGGGAAGCCGCATCACGACAATCTATGTGGAACGACAACCACGGTATGAGTTTGTGACCGTGTGGCAATCGGTCAATCGGATGCTTCATGTGAAGGTTGAGGCAAGGAGAGTGTGACATGGGTAGAATCACAAGTTATGAACTGAAGAAGATGGATTATCACAGGAACGGTATCAGTGGCGTGGGCTTCCATGTGGCGGTGTTTATTGACCATCACTCTGATGAGGGGAAGGCGATGATGATGCTGGGCGTGCTGTTTGATAACGACAGGGAATGCTACTGCTGTGCATTCAGCCTGAAGAAATTGGCTGAGGGTAACATCAGTTTCGGTGATAACTCCTTTCGTGGTGACCACTATGGGGACATGATGCGAGCGTGGGCTGAGGACTACGACAACAACGAGAGCAAACTCTATGGAGGCAAGTGATGGGAAACTCAGTTGACCAAGACCTACAGGGCAAGTGCATCCTGCTGAAGAAATCCGTGATGAGCAAGGATTATCAAGGTGAGGCGGCACGGACGGTCAATGTCACAGGCGGCAACGGCTCTATCGCAGCGGCGATGGGTCATTCGCTTTATGTACAGTTTGTCGTGGACGGTACAGACGGCACATTCTATGGTGAGGATGTTGAGAAAGTCCTTGGTGATGCGAAACCTGTAATCATCCACGCGATAGAGATTGGCGATTCGGTGTGCTGGAAAGAACAGAAAGACGAGAAGCACATGACGCTCCACCTTGGCTGGCATGTAGTCAAGATTGGCAGGAAGTATGTGTACATCACGCAGATAGCGTGTCTGGAAAAGAAGGTCAAGAAGGTCACTCTGGCAGAGATTGACGGTGTGACGCGTACTAGCAAATACGCATAGGGGCCTGAAATGAAGAAAACAGAGTTGGTTGTCGGCAAGGAATATTACTGTGATAACTCCATCAATTGGCAAAAGTATGGTTACTGTTCCATTCGTTACATCCTGCGCGATGCGAACGCACCCGTGGATGGTATGCACACAGCGAAAGGGAATGGCAAACCAAATTATCTGATGGCTCCACGGTGATGCTTGGCGGTGACATTCATTCCAGCGACAATGCTCGCGGAATGCTGTTCAAGGTTGTCGGGGATAGCAACGAAAAGTGGGCAGTGTTTGGACTTGGTTCCATCAGAGGCGAGTACGAACCAACCGTCGAACATCTGAAAGAGTTCAAGAAGGCAGAGAATAGACAAAGAGCAGAAGCGGAAATGACTTACGCCAAGAATGTCAAGATTGTCGAAAAAGCAAAAGGAGTCTTGGTTGCGATGGGCTTGCCTGATGCCTATAGCCTCTACTCAATGGGAAATGGACGTTATGATGTTGACGTGAGAATGTCGCGGACACAGTTGGAATGGATTGTCGGTAAGATGCTGGCGCTCAGCGCCAAAGGAGAATGAGGCGTGTATACAGAGAGGAACTTCAAGACCAAAAAGGAACTGAAGGAAGCAGTTGCCCGTGGTGTCATCGTCAACATCTTCGGCAATCCCAAGGGTGCGGCTGACTTCACGGGAAAACGGCAAGCGTGGAGGGGCCACACTATCCCAAGCCCCACACTTGGTACGCTGAGGTTGAGATGGTCAACGGCGCTGTCGTGAAGGTAAAGTGATGACAGACACAGAGAAGAAAGTGCCTGTCATTGAACCTGTGGTGGAGCCAACCTTTGCAGAGTTCAAGGCTGGGATGATTGCGGCAAGGATTCAGATGCTTGCTCCGCACAACGCGCACGGAATGACCAACTACATCACCAAACTCTACAAGATTATGAACGTGCCTGCTGCCCTTGCCACAAAGGAACAGACAGCGGCGCTCCTTGATGCTACGCTGGGAATCTTTGCCTACACACACGCGATGGCTCTGAAGCACAGAAAGGAGAGCAAGCCGTGAGCATCCCGATGGCGTTCAAGACCCTGAGAGACCACGGGTTTGTGTGTGACGTGACCACGGGCTGGTGTGAGAAGCATCAGCCCGATGGGGCTGTCCTGTTTATGAATCCGTACATTGTCACGGCTGAGGAAGTTCGTGGAGACGCTGTAAACGCTAAGGACTACGATGACGCGCTGAGGCGCGTAGAGGAAGGTGTGGCATGATTGTGTTTCCTGCTGGTGCGTTGAAGGCGGCAACCGCTGAAGCGAACATTGGAGCGCAGGTGCGGCTTGTCGGTGATGGTGAGAGCTTCCGCTTGGAAGCGACAAACAATGAGATGTGCGTTGTCTCTGCTGTCCTGAAGCACAACCCGTGTGACGTTCTTGACTGTGAAGTAGGTAGGGAGATGCTGGGAAAGGTTGCCGCAACGCTCAAAGGCGATGTGGAACTCACAGCAACAGAGAGTGCCGTGACCCTGACGGCTGGCAAGGGCAAGTTCACGCTGAGTGTCCTGCAACCGATTCCGCATCCAACATATGAACCCGTGAAGGCTGGTGAAACGCTGATGCTTGCTCACGATGAGTGGGCTTGGATTTGTGACAACTTGGGAGCCGCAATCAAAGCGCGGCAGTACAACCCGTACAAGGACGTGACGGTGTTCCCGAACAAGGAGAGTGTGGACATCGTGGGAACGTCTGGAACCTATATGTGTGGCGTTCACCTTGATGGCGTTCGTAGTCTCAGCGTCAAGCACGACCTTCCGCTTGTCCTGTTCAGGAAAAGCCTGATAGACGTGACCCTGACCTTTGGTGAGGATGGTGTGACGGCTTCCGATGACTTCACCACGGTGACAATGTTCTATGGCACAGCTGGCGTTCCCGATATGTACCAGACACTCCTTGACCCTGTGGAGTTCGCAACGCTGAAGTTCACAGCGGTTCAGGGTGAGAATCTGCTTGACCTGACCAAGCCAATCAGAGGCACAGCCAAGGTCAGTCTACGCTGGTACGGCTCTGACGCTGGCGGCTTCACTCCTTGTGTCCATGTGAGCACGCTGGAAGCAAGCGACTTGGACGTGAGCGGCGATGTGGAACTTGATGGTCAGTTCGTGGTTTCGGGCATCGTGGAAGGCAACGCGCCTGTCTATACCAAGGGCTTGCTGAGGGCGCTGAAGGCGATGGAAGAGGCAGAGTTCAGGGTGCTGGTCAGCCCAAGCGCTCAGGTGGTGTTCCGTTCGCTTCATCGGTTCGCACTTTTCATGAGGGCAACCGTGAAAGAGCCTGTATGAAACTCCTTGCCTATGACCCAAAGAAGCGCAAGAAGGTGTTGTGCGGCTTCGTGAAAGGAGACACCTTTGTACGATACGTCACCTCAGCCCACTTCCATCAACTGACGCAATCCTACGCCATTCAGGAGCATATCGTGCAGAAGCTGGTAGAGATGGACGTGAAGCACGTTCACTTGCATACGTCTGTTGGTTATGTGCTGATGAGCCGTCTCAGCGATTGGCTGGAACCCGACATCAAGGTGCTGGACTATGGGAATGGCAAGCAGCGGTTCCTGCCCATCAAGCGGATGACCCGAAAGCCTGAGCGCGACATGGGGCAGAAGTCTCCTGATGCTGACTGGCAAGCAGAACTTGAAGCCCACAAGGGTGAGATTGAGTTCAGTCCCAAGGCTTGACTTCCCGTAAAATGTTATTATAGTAAGGTAGCAACACACTCTGTACCAAAGGAGATGAGACGATGAAGCAAGACGCACTGCACTTGGCTGTCAAGACCATCATTGACGACTGTACTTCAGAAGACAACCCTGAAGAAAAGAAGAAGTGGCTGGAAGACCTGCAACAGTACGGCTGTGAATCGGGCATGGTTGGAGCGTTTGTTTACACCAGCGACTGCGTGGAGTTCTTTGACGAACACAAGGAAGCCATCAATACCATGCTTGCGCAAGCGATGGAAGATTGTGGCTACCACAGTCTCACGGAGATGTTTGGAGACAAGTGGTACACCGATGACCCGTTGTGCTTGGATGACCAGAACAAGAACTTGCTTGTCTGGTATGCCGTGGAGACAATCGGCAACGAGATGGAAGATACAGGAGATGATGATGAGGAACTCAACTGAGATTCAGAAGAACGGAGTCATGCTTGCCGCTATTGATGATTACACGCTTCCGCACATCACCCTGAACGTGAACGATGGCGCGGTGAGCGTGTATGCTCATGTGAACGTACCAGCCACGCTAGACATGGACACTGACGAACGTGCGCTGTACAAGGTTGCCTACGCAGGAACCTATGTGGACTGCCGCTGTGTTGTCGGCGGCAACGATTCTGATTGGAACCGTATGATGGAACTCCTGAGCCAAATCCGTTATCACATCAGCAAACTGGTGGAACTGTCACAGGATATGGATGTCCTGCGGCGCTTGAAAGGAGCGTGAGACACTTGAACACAATGCAGTATCGTGAAGCGAACCCACTCAGGAAGTGGCGCAGACGCAACAACGCCACGCAGGGCTTTGTCGCTTCGCAGATTCGCAAGACCATCCCACTATTGAGCAATTGGGAAAGCGGAGATGTGATGCCGACAGGGCAGAGTTTGGAGTTGCTGGCTGTGGTCATGGGTATGTCCACAGAATCGCTGAAAGAAGCATGGCACACGTGGCGCGAGATGCGACCAACCATCAAAAGGAGATGACCCTATGGGAGACGAGCAGAGCAAGAGTGTGTTGACGACAGGCAGCCTGAACGAACTTGGTACGGCGCTGGCTATCGCACAGGCTGAAGTCAAGAACGCGGTGCGCGGTGAGACAAACCCTGAGTTCCACAGCAGTTATGCTGACCTTGCTGCTGTGTGGGATGCTTGCCGACAGGCTCTCAGCAAGAACGGGCTGAGCGTTCTTCAGTTCACGGGAATCAGCGCTGAGGGCGCACCCGTGTTGTTCACAACGCTTCTGCACAGGAGTGGTCAGGCGATTACAGGCACAACTCCTATCTATCTGCCACCGACAGAGCGCGTGAACAAGGAAGGCAAGACCATCCAGACCAATATGTCGCAAGCGTTTGGAAGCGCCATCACCTATGCACGGCGCTATGCTCTTGCGGCGATGGTTGGCGTGGCGACTGAGGATGATGATGCGAACAGCGCGAACGGCGATGAGCAGAAGGCCAAGACCCACTCGCAACAGCCGTCCAAACCCGATGATGCCGCCACAGAAGCACAGAAGGGCAAGATTGTGGCGATGGCAAAGACTGTTGGCTACAAGTCCGACAAGATGGCGGCATTCTTTGCCGAGAACAAGATGGCGTGGGATGAACTGACCAAAGCCCAAGCGTCACACGCGATTGACCTGCTGAGCAAGATTGAGAAGGCTGGCAAGGATGTTGCCGACAAGCAGGAAGGTGCGTCATGAAGATTGACAAGAAGACAGGTGAAGTGCTGGATGAGCAGGGCAAGCCTGTTCCCGTCACCACTCCGAACGGTGATGTCAATTGGGATGCGTTCACAGGAGCGCCAATCAACAATATGACAGGTGAGCCGCTGACCAAGACTGACCTGCTGGACTTTGATGACAGCGCACCTGCTGCTGACATTCCTGCCGATGAGACACCGAAGGTTGCCCCTGACCCTGTTGAGGCTGAAGCACTCGCTATCGCCAAGGCGGTCAGCGTTCCCACGCCTGAGTTTGATTCCCTTGGTTCGCTGGCGCTGACAGAAGAGGAAGTGGCGCACCTGACACCTTCCAAGGTTCAATGGGCGTATCTCAAAGCGCAGGAACAGTTGGTGGCGCTGGTGCTTGAACATCGCAGGACAGGCTTGACCGCCATTGAACAGCGGCACGTCTATGAGCGTGATGCCGCCATGAAGCGCGGTGAGATTCAGTTCACGGCGACCAAGGAAGGCAAGAAGATGACCGTGGATGACCTGAAGGCATCAGTTGATATTGTGATGGCATCCCGTGAGGCTATCGCTGAGACGTGGGAACTGATGGCTGGTGCAGGGCGTGAAGCGATTGAAGCCAAGAAGTATGAGTGTGATATGCTCAGAAGTCTCAACAGCGCTCTCCTTGCTGAATTGACCAAGGCTCAGGCATAAGGGGCTTTACTTTCCTGCGAACGCACATATGATTGATAGGACAGGCGCTCATCCAGCCCTTGTTCAAGCGCCTGTCTGTTCCAAAGGAGACGGTGATGTGACGAAACAGAAGTGCGTGAAGATTCCAAGCGATATTCTTCAAGCCCTTGCCCGTATTCCGTGGTTGGAGTATAGAGCAAGGGCTGTTTTGTTTCTATTGAGCAAGACTGAGCAGGATTGGACTTGCTTGACGCTCAGCGATTGGAGTTGCGGCACTGGCATATCGCAATCGCACATGTCAGAGACCCTGAAACGCTTGGTACGACAGCATATTCTAAAAAGGACACTTCCCGTAGGTGGGAAGTCAAAACCTGCTAAGTATGGTTTCAACAGGCACTTTGAGCGTTGGCATGACTTCCCGTTAGTGGGAAGTGGTGGAGTTGGACTTCCCGTTAGTGGGAAGTCAAAAGCCGCAGAGCCTGAACAAAACAGGGCAGAGAAAAACAGCGATGACTTCCCGTTAGTGGGAAGTGGTGACCCTTCTTTTCTTTACTCTCTTGCACTTGCTTTTGATTCTCCTAGTACAAAAGAAGAAGTACGAAAAGACGTAGTTCCTAGTACAAAAGAAGAAATACGAAAAGACGTAGTGAAAGGAATAGTAAATAAGAAAAAGATTGTCAAGAAAAGGAAAGGACTCACTTGGGAAAGTGACCACTGGGAAGGTATCACACCTGAGTGGATTGCACTTTTGTCAAGGAAGTTCCCGACCTTGGACGTACTAGCTGAGATTCACAGACAGGAAGCATACACAGTGACGTATCACAAGCACTATGTGAATGGTGAAAGGACAATCGGGTTCTGGCTGTTACAAGAAAGTAGCCATCACAAAGGAGATGAGAATGGACACAAACCTGAAGGACGCAATCAGCGCTTCACTGTTGCAAATCACACGGATGCGGATTATGACAATGAGCAGGATGTTATCGTTGCCGACACCGCCAGACCTCAACGATTGGACAGACCAACAGATACAGGACTTCATCAAGGAACACCAAGCGGCAGTTGAAGTGGTTGAGAAGGCTCAAGCGGCTGTTGAAGCCAAGGTACGGGAGATAGATGAGCGCAACCGACAGGAGCTTGAACAGAAATTGTGGGTGCTGAAAGTGAACAAACGCCTGTCCGAGACATTGGGCGCAAGGTATCTCACCTATGACGATGCTGCTATCCCGAAGCGCGAAGCATTGTTGAAAGCAACATCGTTTGTCATCACAGGACAGCGTGGCGCTGGCAAGTCAATGGCGCTCACATACGCACTCTACGAACGCGCTGTGGCGATGTGGAAGCATGATGTGACAGAGATTGAGGCATACAAAGCGCCTGTCCTGTTCACGCTCCTGCACAACGGCTCCTATCCAAAAGAAGATGCGGCGCTGTTCGCTATTGACGATTTGGGAACTGAGTATGGTGAGACGTTCGCACTCTCACAGTTCGGAGCGCTTGTGGAGTTCCGCTATTCGCACCTGCTTCCGATGCTGATAACGACAAACATGACCAAGGTTGAGTTCCTGAATCGCGTTGAATGGGAACGCATCTCAGAGCGCCTGTTGCAGATGTGCTCGTGGATAGTCTTCACAGGCGGCTCACGCAGGGGCTTGGCATGAGCGCTCTTGTGGTCATTGTGCTTTGCGTCTTGATTCTGGTTCTTGCCGTTGTGTACTATCGTGACGGATACAGAGACGGGCGTGAAGATGCTGAGGATGAGAAGATTGGGATGTTGCGCTGTTATCGCTGTGGCCCTTACAAGAAGGCGATGAATGAGCAAGACCGACAAAGGAGATGAGACGATGGATGTGAGAGACTTGATTGAAGAAGCATTGACCGCTGGTGGCTTTGGCGGCTTGTTCAATGCAGAGATTCCGTGCGGTTGCCTGATTGGTGACTTGGCTCCGTGCGGTGATGAATGCCTGAATATATCAGAGTGTCAGGCTGGCTACAAACATGACTGCGATGGTTGTTGGAAAAACGATGGAAGGCTCAACGTGAGCAATGAGTGTGATGTGGAAGGTGGTGGAACCCAAGGCGGTTGGTGCGTGGCTCTCACAAAAGAGTTTCAGCCAAAGAAGGTTGAACCTGAGCTTGAAGATGACCCATTGTTCATACGACCTGAAGATACCAAGGTTGGAGACTACATCACCTTCAGGGCGCTTGGGAACCGCTTTGGCTCAGGGCGCGTATCCTTTGCGAGTGTCATCTGCGGCTTGGATGTGACGATGAGTGATGGCGCGATTGTTGCTTGCAATTGGTGTGACATCCTCAGCGTCCAGCGTCCACAATTCTATGAGCAACAGTTTCATGCGGAAGCCATGAGCGATTTGTTGGCGGCGATGGACTTTGCCGTGATTCAACGAGAAGTGGAGCAGGAGCGCAAACCATGAAAGACATGAAAGACTTGATGGAAGCAAGGGAACGGATGAACCTGAGACGGCATCTGTGGTTCAGGTGTATGGATAAGGCAGCCCTTGCTCTTGGTACTCCGAAGGTTGGTTTGTACACAAAGGCGCTGTGGGTGCTTGCTGAAGCGTACAGCGTGTCGTGTGAGGAAGTACGGATGTTGGAGCAGACATGAAGCGGACAGTCTGGTGGAGCATCGTGATTGCTTTTATCATCGGGTTCCTGATTGGGTTCTTCATCTTGCCACAGCCCCACAGCGCCACAGCAGGTGACATCGTGAACTTCCGCAGAGAACGTCGTTTGGCTGCCATAGTCATTCCTGTTGAGAAGGTGACGACACGGGCGTCTGTGCCAGTCAAGGTTCTCTACATGGAGATTTCAGCATATTCGCCAACGGTTGCGGAATGTGATGGCAACCCATTTCGGACTGCTTCTGGCAAGACTGTGTATGTTGGAGGCATCGCGGCTGACCTGTCGGTGCTTCCTTTTGGCAGCATCGTCACCATCCCGAATTACAACGGCGGCAAGCCCTGCACGGTTATTGATACCGGCGGCGCGATTTGTGGAAACAAACTGGACGTGTTCCTATGGAGTTCACATGAGGCAATCCACTGGGGAAGGCGCAAGAATGTGAGGGTGACTGTTCTCTACATCCCAAAGAAGACACGATGAGAAAACCTGCTTTCATTGATAACGCTCTTGCTCAGATTGTCGTACTGAACCGCGACAGGGAACGGATACGCAAATTGCTTGTGGACGTGCGAAAGGATGGCTATGAGGAAGGCAGGAAAAGGACTTTTGCCGACATAAACAAAGCGATGGAGACGCAGTACAAGCACAAAAAGGAGACGAAGTGAATGACCTTGAATCGCTTGTTACTTCCAGAGAGTTGAGCCAGCAGTTGGTTGACGCTGGCATTGTGATTCCGACAGCGCTTGTGTGGTGCGGCTCCGATATGTGGGGTCAGGAAACATGGTATATACAGGTCAGGCAGTCTTTTGAGGCAATGAGAGCAAAGCCTGAAGCCGACAGGATGGAGAATGGAGCAAGGATTGATAACCGTGGCGTGGTTGTCGTTCCTGCCCCTACGATGTCTGAACTCAAAGCGTTCCTCATGCCCGATGACCGCACGACAACGGAGTGGTGGGCTGACGTGGTTCTGAAGGTCAAGAGCAAGAGGAAGCCATGACCGCTGAGATTATTGTGCCACTCATCATTCTGGTTCTGTACGGAGCGGCGATGTTCTATGTTGGTTGGTACACGGAATACAGGAAACACCATGACACCTGATGAAACGTGGCGTTTCCGCAAAGCGATGTTCGTGTTGGAAGAACTGTCCATGTATGCTAACACCCATGATGTGCCGTTCATGGAAGGTAAGTTCCTGAACGTGTTTGGCAAGTGCGCGAGTGACATGGTGCAACTGTTTGACCTGTTCTATCACCCACTCAGCAAAAATAGACACGCGCTGAAGATGTCAGAGACAACCTCACTTCGGGCAAACAGGGCAATCGTTCATGTCCTGAATGAGATGAACAAGACGCTTCATCCTGAGGTGAAGCCATGACCGATACAGCATATACGGGCGTTCTGGTCAGTCGGGGCTTGGGTGATGTTGGGTTCACCATCCTTACTGACCATGTTTGGTCACAAGGAATGTGGGGTGACGAAAAGAACACGTGGACGCTACAGCGCGAGAACTATCCAATGACCCACAAGCGTGAATGGTATCATGCGGCGGCATACAGAGCCGACCAACTTCAGGAGTGGCTGCTGACCGTGCCGCCATTCTCCAAGAGAGCAACGAGCATCTGTATTGAACGTGTTTTGCTCCATCGCAAAGATGAACTAGTGACCTATCGTGTGACGGTTACAACAGTCAGTGGCATCCATATCGGACTTGGTGGAACGCTCAGCGATGCGATGGCTGATGGCGTGATGAAGATTTGGGCGATGATGCACCCGACAAAGGAGACGGGATGAGAAAGTTGAAGCGCACATTGGAATCAGCGCTCAGACAGGAGCGCAAACAGATGTTCCTTGGGGCTGACTATCATGTACGGCTCAGTGTTCTGTTCGTATCAGAGAACAAGACCGTTGAACTGTTTATGAACTGCTTTTGTAACGATGCGGCGCACATCTACAACAGGAACCGCGTGATGCTCAAAGCGGTCAGTCCAATCCTTATCCAATCAGCAACAGCCGATGGGCTGAAGGTGATGTGATGAGAAAGCAGAAGGCAGTCCACGACATCTTGGCTGATGCTCACTGGAAGATTGACCATCAAGCCTTCCACGGACAAGCGATGGAAGTGCTATTGAACGTATGGCGCACGGCGATGCAGCGCGGCGAGATGCTTCAGGCTCATCGCATGGTCAACAACTACAATCACGGCGTGATGGCAGAGCGTGAGAGAATCAAACAATTGGCAAGGCTCATGGATGTGAAGCGTGGCAATGAACCTGCAAAAGCGTGTTATGTCCTGCCAGCGGACGTATTTGGTGAAAAGCCCTTTGGCAAATGGCTGTTCGGACAATTCAATAACAAGGGCAAGCGATGAAGTTCACAAAGAAGAAGGCAACTGCTCCGCTGTGTCGGGAAGGCAAGAAGGTCTGTGGGCTTCTTCAGCGTGTGTGGGCTTCAGACTATTGCGTGAAGTATTGCGTCTTCCTGCCGAACGGTGAGCGAACCAAGCGATGCGTGGACGATGGCACGGGAATCGTGGACAGACCAACAGAGAGGAACTATGGACGTAAAGATAGATGACAAGATGGTTTTCCGCTATTTCTTGAGTTGGCAGAAAACGCTCCTGCTGGAAGGCGTGGTGGAGACGATAGAGTACAAACCCTACTATATTGTAAAAGTCATCTCAGCGGAATGGGAACATGCAATAGGCAGAAGGTATATGGTGATGGACAAGGAAGTCGTGTCAATCAATGGTATCTTGTCTGATGCTGATTCCGTGTCCATAGCGCAAAGAAAGGGCAAAGGTTGAGCCAAATGACAGCTCACACCCGTTTTCACGTGCCTTGCGAACCAGACCTGAGCCTGACGCAAAATAGGAAGGGTAAGCAAGCCGTTCCGAACGGGTGTGAAAAGTCCGAAAACGACCGATGGAAGAAACAGGCGGTCATTTCTAGGATGCTGTCGGGAACAGGTGTAGAGAGAAAAAAACAAGGAAGGGAAGGTGTCTGTGCGAACGGTCAATAAAAAGTTCTTATATGCGTTATGAGCACGAAAACCACCAAGAACGCAAAATATGGAAGAAACACACGAATCTGGCGCTGGCTGACGGCGCCAACAACTGAGGTGGGTGATGGACAAGTCTTACTTGGATAAGGTTGAACAGGAAGATGAGAACCTACTAACACAATCAGACCAACTGCGGAACAGTCTCATCAAGGAAAACGATGTGTTGCTCAGGCTTGTCTGCATGGAGCGTGACGGCGGCTTGTGCGTAGTGTGCGGAACCAACCACACACTTCAGGTCAGCCACATCTATCCAAAGGGGCTGTACCCTGAATTGCGCTGGAACATAGAGAATGTGGAGATGCGGTGCGTTGGGTGTCATCTGTATCGCAAGGGAAGCCCTCACATGGACCCTGCTGGGTTCGCAGACTATGTTGAATACACAATGGACAAAGGACGCAGAGACCGTCTGCACCGACTTTCCATCCAGCCGCAGGGTGGAAGCAAGGGAACCCTGTGGTTTACAGAGCAGAATGAGGTTCTGAGACACCTGTACCTGTTGGCGTTTGGCTCTCCATACAAGGAACGCAGAGACATTGTGATGAAGGCAAAGAAGAAAGTGAGGACGTGGAGGAAAGGGAGATTATGAGCAGACCGATGAAGATGTGCAGCGTGTGCGGACATCCAGCATTCGTGCGTGGGATGCAAACAGAGAACGGTTGGGTGTGTGGCAACTGCCTGATAAAACAACGCGATTCGTGGAAGCGGAAGTTGAGTGTGCCGATAACAGAGCAAGCGAATCGTATGCCGAGCACATGGTTCGCTGAGATTCGCGTGGACGCAATCACCGCAGACCTTGAAGCGAACGTATGGACGGCTCTGGAACTGGGCTGGCGGTTCCATCAACAACTTGTGGACGATGAGAACACCGACAAGCGTGCCGTTGGGTTGTGGCTCCTTGAAAACAACGGGCGCTGCGTCTCTGTCATCGTTGTCCTCAACCATGTTGAAGAAGGCAGGAACCGCGTTGGTGGCTATGTGTACGACCTTGGCAAGCATGGAAGGCACAAGACTTGGGTTGGACGAACCTATGGTCACGGCTGTACCTTCTACGCTGGACGCTTGGAAGTGGCTTGTAGCGAACAACAGTTGGCTGTATAATACTGTTGCTCGTCTCCTTTGGCTCCTGCTCTCGTCAAGCAGGAGCCGTTTTTTTATGCCCTGATTCCGTGCTATACTATGTATTAGGACAATATCACAGGGTGTGATAAACCTGTGATATAAGGAGATGGGATGATACAAAAGACAGGAGTGGTTGTTGAGACCAAACAGGTCAAGTTGAAGGACATCCAACTCGCGGCATACAATCCACGAAAAGACCTGAAGCCCGAAGACCCTGAATATCAGAAGATTGCGAACAGCCTGAGAGATTTCGGCGTGATGGCTCCGCTCATCTGGAACAAGCAGACGGGCAATCTTGTCGCAGGACATCAGCGTCTGAAGATACTGCGGCAGGAGTTTGGGATGACTGATGAGTCTCATATCACCGTGTCTGTCGTAGACATGGACGAGACGCAGGAAGTGGAAGCCAACATTGCGTTCAACAAGGCGCAGGGCGCTTGGGATTTTGAGAAGCTGGGTATTGCCATGTTCAAGATTCCGATTGAGGAACGTATCAAGACGGCATTCGACCCACAGGAACTCGCAGTCATCTGTTCGCAGGTGCATGATGAAGCAGAAGCGTCCTTGAATGCGATAGCAGAGGAACTGTCCAACGATGATGCGGAACTGGCAAACGCAGGAGACAACGTCTCATATGTCATCATGCTCTCATTCCCTGAAAAGGAAAAGGCAGAGACATGGGCGGTAGAGCATACGATGGATGTTCGGTTCAAGGCAAACAGCAGGACGCTTGTTGTTCGCATGGAATGATAACCGTGGTGATTGGCGGCTCAGGCTCTGGCAAGACCACCTTTGTCAAGAGCAAGTTCCTTGACCCTCAGTTTCTTATCACTACAGACATCGTTGCTGTGACATTGGTGAAAAAGACAAGAACGGCATTCATCGGGAAGTATGGCATCGGCATTCGCACGGAAGGCACAGATACCTTGTCCTATACAGCCATGCCGCGCATCAAGCGACAGGTGGAGAAGTTGGACAGAGACGGCTGGAATGTCGTGCTGGAAGGTGATAGAATCAACAACAGGAAGTTCTTTGAGTGGCTTCTGATGAAGAAGTTTGACTGTCAGTTGATTCTGATGACGGCTCCGCTGGATGTCTGCCTTATGCGTCTGCGTCTCGCAGGTTCGCACATCACCAAGCCCTTTGCAACCGCAACCGCAACGAAAGCGCGGCATATGTTCCTGACATTCGGTTCGCAGATGAAGGGAGAGGTACATGGAACCTGATTATCGCAAGGAGCGCTGGGAAGGCTACCTGAAGTATCATGCATTGATGTGTCGGACAGGAGACTGTGACCCTGCCTATCCGATGGTGATGTGGCTTGCAAAGAGATTTGCGCTCGACACGGAACAGCGGTATTGGCTTGCCTTCCTCTACTCCTGCTGTTATTGCCTTCCGACAGCATGGGCGATGTTCACGGCATTCCCATCCTATCAGGAATGTACGGAAGAAGCATTCGCACGCTATTGGCAATACAACAAGCCGACCCTTCTGTTTGAGACAGACCGCGCAAAGGTCAAGAACTTTGACGCAATCCTGCCAATGCTCGCATCCTACAGGAAGATTGTCGGCACAAGTCAGGATGGATTCTACAGACGGGCGGCGTGGAGCGGTTCAGTCATGGGGATGTATGACCCGTATGTTGCCTATGAGCGTGTCTATGCTGCGTGTTCGCAATTCTACTACTTCGGGCGCTTCAGCTTGTTCCTGCTGCTGGAAGTTGTCAACCTTTTGACGCAACTTTCTATCCTGCCGAAGACAATGGATTTGCGGCTTGCAGAGAGTCCAAGGAACGGGCTTTGCTATGCTCTCGGAAAGGATGATTGGGTCACGCTTCACTCACGTCTGCCTTACAGAAAGATAGATTACAACTATCTTCAGGAGAAGCTGTTGGAATTGCCCGATGCTGTTGCGAAGGCATATCCTGATGTGCCGAACACCATCTGGCGCATTGAGACGAGTTTGTGCGGCTACAAGAAACTCTGGTGGGAATCACGCTATCTTGGTTTCTACATAGACCGCGCTCAGGTTGAACTCGCCACGGTTGCGGCACGTTATGCCGAGATGGATTGGCAACCAGCTTGGGATTTCAGACGGCGCTATCACCCACAGGCTTTTCTTGGAGAGATGAGCGGCTGGTTCGGTGTGCGTAAAGAGAAGTTGAGCCTGTTTGCTACGACAGGGAAGTTCTGTCTGGATGAGCCGATTCCGCTTTACAGGGAGACGCTGTGATAGTTGTGCCGCTGGACTTCGTGAAAGACCGCAAGGAAGTCAATCAACTCAGCCGTCATTCAGAGAACGCTTCTGTCCATGAAGCGGAGGCATGGATGCGTGCTGTTGAGTTCTATGGCAAGGCATTTGGCGGCATCATCCACGGCATCGGCTACTACTATGCGACACAGGCAAAGAATCACGTGCGTCTCCACGAGATTGTCGTGAAGGCGTCTCTGCAAGGATGTGGTTATGGCAGTCTGTTGTGGGAAGACCTATGCTCACGCTCTCGTCTGTTTGGCGTAGAGAGCATCACGTTGAAGTGCGAGTATGAGCCATCCAAGCGTTGGTTTCTCACACATGGAGCGGAATGCGCGGCAAGAAAAGGAGCGGTATGGGAAATGACGAAACACCTGAACTAGCCAAAGACTACGCATCACCGCGCTGGTCAGCCGAGATACTTGACTGTTCCATGCCAATGACGATGGATACCTACAGCCTGTGTTCCTACAACTGCCAGTATTGCTTCTCGTGGTTTCAGAAAAGCCATGTCCTGACAGGCTATCTGAGCAGGGATGTGCGCGTTGTTGATACGGCAAAGGTCAAGCGACTGTTTGATGGAGCGCTGAACGGCGGCAAGTTGAACAAGACAGAGCAGCAGTTTGTTCCGTACATCCGAGACAGGAAAATCATGCAGTGGGGGGGCTTGGCTGACCAATTTGACGAGTACGAGCGCAAGCATGGCGTAACGCTTGAACTGCTCAGGTATTTTGACAAGATTGACTATCCACTGTCGTTTTCAACAAAGGCGGTCTGGTGGACTGAGGACGAGCGCTACATGGCATTGTTCCGCAAGCATACGCACAATTGGCACGTCAAGGTGTCCATCATCACGCTGGATGAAGCGAAGGCGCGTGTGATTGAGCGTGG